ATGGCTGATGCGCTGAACTCCGTGTTGGAGAAAGATTTAAACGAACTCAAGGAAAAAGGGCTTTACCGCAAGCTGTTCGAACTTTCCGGGCCTCAGGGGGCACGGGCCGTTTTTAACGGGAAAGAGGTAATTAACCTCTCGTCGAATAACTACCTTGGCCTCAATACCCACCCGAAAATGATTGAGGCAGCCGTGGAGGCCACCCGCAAGTTTGGGGTCGGATCCGGGGCCGTGCGAACCATAGCTGGGACCATGAGTCTTCATGAAGAACTGGAACGCCGCCTGGCCGTGTTCAAACACACTGAGGCTGCACTGGTGCTTCAATCCGGATTCACCGCCAATATGGGCGTAATCAACACCGTGGTTACGGATGCCGATGTGATCATCAGCGACGAACTGAACCACGCCAGCATCATTGACGGTGTCAGGCTGTCCAAGGCCGCCCGGCGGGTTTTTGCCCACCGGAACATGAATTCACTGGAGGATGTACTGAAGCAGTGTCAAGGGTACCGCCTCAAGCTGATCATTACCGACGGGGTGTTCAGTATGGATGGAGACATTGCTCCCCTGCCTCAGATCGTGGAACTGGCCGAAAAATACGGAGCCATCACTATGGTGGATGATGCCCATTCCAGTGGGGTTCTTGGGCGCAACGGCCGAGGGTCCGTGGACCATTTTAGCCTCAACGGCAGAGTTCAAATTCAGGTGGGGACGCTGTCCAAGGCTCTTGGGGCACTGGGGGGCTATGTAGCCGGGTCGCAGCTGCTGCGCGAGGCAATGATCCATAAGGCGCGCCCGTTCCTGTTCAGCACCTCGCATCCCCCGGGAGTCACTGCCAGTCTGATTGCGGCAGTTGACATCCTGGAGTCGGAGCCGGAACTGATGGAAACCCTGTGGCGAAACGCCAGGTACCTCAAGAAAGGTCTTCAGGAGCTCGGTTTTAATACCGGCGTCAGCGAGACCCCTATTACTCCGGTGATCGTGGGCAAGGGATCCCTGGCCATGAAGCTCAGCGACCTTCTGTTTGCCAACGGGGTTTTTGCCCAGGGAATCGGTTACCCGACAGTGCCGGAAGAAAAATCCCGGGTACGGACGATAGTCTCCGCTCAGCATTCAATTGCGGACCTGGACGAGGCCCTTGACGCCTTCCGGCGTGTGGGGACACAACTCGGAATTATTTAATCCCTGGAATATTTCTCACGGAGCACCCCAGGGTTCCTGAAGCTGATAAAGACCGCCGCCGAAAAAGTAAAGTCCACAGCGGCGGTCTTTTTGCGTTCGGCCGGCTGATCGTCATATCACCCCTTGAGGCGACATACTTTGTAGCGGGTGACATGAATTGAAGCGGACAGGGAGAACCACACCGGAAGTCACGGTAGTCGTGGCTCCGCCTGGCGGTAAGGCGGCGCCGGAGCAGGCGGAGACGGTGATTAATTACCTGGTTGACCTGGTTATCGGCCTCTGCGGGGGCGCGGGTGGCAGCTCTAACCAAACCCGGAGCCCGGAACCTGACAAAAGAGACTGGGAGGAAGAGAGGGACGGTGACCCATAGGGCCATCGTTCTTGTTCTGTGGACTGGCTTTAGGGGGTGAGGATTGTGCTGGCCATATACGCCCGGGTTTCCACTCAGGAACAGGCAGCCAAGGGGACGAGTATCGAAACCCAGGTGGCTGAATGTGTCGAGAAAGCGAAGGGGTGCGGATTTTCCGATTGGACAGTTTACGCTGATCAGGGTGAGACAGCTGCCCAGCTTGACCGGCCTGCACTCAGTGAACTGCGGCAGGCCGTTGCTGCGGGAAGGGTTGAAGCGGTAATCGCCTACGATCCGGACCGGTTATCACGGAAACTGGCCCATCAGCTGCTGCTGGCAGAGGAGTTCCGGAAACTCGGGGCCAGACTTCTGTTTGTTTGCGCCGAACATAACACCACTCCGGAAGGCAATATGCTGTTTCAAATTCAGGGAGTAATAGCCGAGTATGAGCGGGAAAAGATTCGGGAACGTACCTCCAGAGGCAGATTGGCTGTAGCCAAGAGAGGGCAGGTCCTGCCGATGGGGGCCGCCCCGTTCGGTTATTCCTTTAATGCGGGGGCGGGTTCTCTTACGGTGGATCCGGCCGAAGCCGAAGTGGTGGAGCAGATTTACCGCTGGTATGTGGCAGAGGGTTTAACGATGCGGCAAATCGGGGAACGGCTGGCTCGATTTGGGGTGCCGGCCCGGAAGGGCGGACGGTGGCATGTTTCTTCCGTGAGGCGGATTTTACGGGCAGAGGTTTATAGAGGCAGACTGTATTACAATCAGCGGCGGACGCAGTTCACCGAAGGCCGGACTGCGGCCGGAAATAGAAAACGCCGCACTTTCCCCCGCCACCGGAGCGAATGGGTGGCATTGGAGGTTCCGGCCATCATCGGGGCTGAGCTTTTCCGGATGGCCCAGGCCAGGTGTGACAGGAACCGTGTCAGGGCAGGCGCCTTCTCGGGTGGGGCACCTCTGTTGAAAGGTATTTTGGTCTGCGGTAGTTGTGGACACCGCTGGCAGGTGAGGGCACACGGCGGGCAACGGGAATACCGGTGTCCCCAAAGGTACCCTAGGGCATTCCCCGCGGTCAGGTGCGAATCCCCCGCCTTAACCGCCGACCTTGGTGATCAGAAAGTCTGGGATAGTGTTAAAAAGCTGCTGTTCAGTCCGGCGGTTGAAGCGGAAGTGGTGAGAACGCTGGAAAGCCGACTGAACGGCAGGTTGGAAGCAGAACTGGCTCAACTGGAACGTGCCCGCTCCCGTCTGCTCAGTGAAAGGGAGAGGCTGGAATGGCTGTTTCAGCAGGGCCTGGTGGGGCGTGACCAGGGGAGGCATAAAATCGAACTTGTTGACCAGCGCTTGCAGGATGTGGCGGCGGAGAAAAGTAACCTGTCACGGCGGGTGGACTCGTTGGCCGCGGTTGCAGGCAGCCCCCGGGAGATTTTTGGGGAGTATGTGGCCCAATTAGACGAAGAGGGCCGAAACCGGCTGGTGCGGTTTTTATGCACTGAAGCCACCATCCGGTTCGACGGCGTGGGGGTGGTCATCGAATTGGCAGGGCCGATTAGCAGTTTAAGCTGCCTCTGTTCACAACACCAAAAAGTTTGACGGTACCGGAGAGGACAACGATGATCTGATCTCCATCGGGACCATCGGCCTGATCAAGGCAATCAACACCTACGACCATAAAAAAGGCACCAAGCTGGCTACTTATGCCGCCCGCTGTATCGAAAATGAAATCCTGATGCATCTCCGCAGCATCCGCAAGACCAGGGGGGAGGTTTCTCTCTACGACCCCATCGGGGTTGACAAGGAAGGGAACGAGTTTCCCTCTCCATATTATCTACACTAATAGGGTTACTTCAAGCGCGAAGTTGTCGAGCTTGGCGTCTTTTTCTTTTGTATAAACCGCTTCTGCCACAATGGTTTTCAATAACCTATTCTTTGCGGTAACGTCATCGGTGGCCCGGTAAGCGTCCAACATGTGCCGAATTGCAGGGATGACTTCCTGACGTGCCCGTTCCTTTTCTTGGGCTTCTTTGATCTCCTTCTGGATCTCCCCTAAAGATTTTTTCACCGCGTCTATTTTCTCGGCTATGAGGCGGTTCCGCTCCAGGTAGGTAGGGATGTCGTATACTCCCTTTTCAAGCAGATCCTGAAGCCGGGCCTTCTGCTTCTGAAGCTCTTCCAGTTGCGATTCCATCTCTTTAACCACGGAAAGCGGGATCGTCGGCCCGGCTGTGGCTGCTGCTTCTTTTTCTAACTCCTTTTGGCCCAACTCCAACGCCGCAAGATCCTCCTGGATATTTTCCAGCAGCCTTTCCTCCACAAAGTGAAAAGACGCCGACTTGTTGTCACAAAATGAATTGATGCATTTAATTACGTTTACCCGGCCCCCTGTACCGCCCTGCATTATCATTCTTCGTCCACATTTGCCGCACACGATGAGCCCAGCCAATGGGTTCTTGGGTTCCTTCCAGCCTCGAACCAGTCTTCTGCCTTTCATAATATTCTGAACTGCTATAAACAACGCCTCGCCGATAAGAGGTTCATGCTTCCCCTGGACATCTGTCCATTGTTCCCGCGGGCGTATATGACCTTTATGGCGCTGTTTATCCCGGAAAGATTTCCCCCATTGTATCCGGCCCATATATACCTGGTTCTTGAGTATTGTCAGCACTGTGGACGGTTCCCAGGCCTTACCTCGAATGGGGCTTTTTATGCCCATGCCGTTCAATCGGTCCTTAATCCTGGTACTTCCCATTCCTTCACGAACGTACCAGTGAAATATAAGCCCAACCAGCTCGGCGTCTTTATTTGGCACCAGGACATTGTCCGGGCCCCGATCATATCCGAAGGGTGGATGGGTGCCGATATACTTTCCTTCTTTGACGGCCATCACTCTGCCCCGCTGTAATCTCTTGGTGATGATTTTCAGTTCACGCCGGGCCATGAAGGCCTCGAACTCACTCCACTCTTCATCCAGCTCATCGTCCAGGTCATATACCTTGCGGGGGGTTATGATGAGCGTAGAACTGGCCTTGAAAGCCGCCAGAATGGTCCCCTGGTCAATCATGTCCCCGCGGCCTAACCGGTCAATGTCCATACAAAGAACCGCGTCGTATTCCCCTGCCTCAACTTCCCGCAAAAGCCTCTGCATCTCTGGACGGTCTGCAATATGCTCTCCACTGACTATTTCCTCTCTGACAGCCACCACGTTCAGCCGGTTTCGGTTGGCGACTTCCATAAGGGCCTTGCGGTGCTTGGATAGAGTTTCCCCTTCGCCCCGGGCTTCGGCTTCCACATCGGCCCTTGACTTTCGGAGGTACATAGACACATTATTTAATTCAGTCGGGAAATCCGCAGGCAATATAAACACCCCTCGGCATTACGTTGTTATCTACGTCTTATTCGAGGGGGAAGCGGGCAATTCCTTTTGTTGTGGCCCACACACCCAAAACTACTTCTTTTCTGGGTCGTCTTTCCCCACACGATAGGCACCGGATCTGCTTAATGTGGAATCGATTCGTGTCTTCTTGACTTTTGTGACATCGGCCCATTTGCCTTCTTTTTGGCCGGTGGGCATAGCAACCTTCTTGGTTTTTATTTCCTTTGGATTGAATACGGCTGTACTGATGCGCTGCGTAGTATCTGTCTTGGGAATAGCGCCAAAAAGAAGCTTGAGATAATTTTCCCAAGCGAGGGGAGTAACGTCTAAATTACCAGAACACTCCATAATAAATTTGCTGGTTTGAGAGAAACGAAGTAAATCGGTCGGTGTAGGTTCAGTAAGAATGGACGGTAACAAGCGCTGCAACCTTTTCGCCGCGTCTTGTTTCTTGATTTGCCGATCAAAAAGAGCATTGCTTTCCTCTTGGGTTTGGGTGCCTTTAAAAATAATAAACCTATAGATACAAGTGCTCCCGACGAGGTATGTCTTTCTAGTATTTACATTAGTTATTTCAAAATTTTCTTTCTGGATGGGGTTATTGCATATCTCGCAGTGATCCACAAACTCCGGGTCGGTTTCTTCGATTTTTTTTGTATATTCCCATTCCCTGCGGGCTTCCTCAAAATCCGTACTTTCACTATGGGCCAGTATCCTGGATCTGATTAAAGGAAAGTCCCGTTTTGAAGGCTCTGGTTCGGCAAAGGATCGAGCGCGTTTAAGCCTGAACATCCTCTTGGTTTTCGACATCAGACTCCTCCTTATCCCCCAAAAAATAAAAGCACCTGGTTCTTCTGTCTTCCCCAGGTGCTTTGCTCTCGTTTGTTTTTTGCCCCTAGTTCTGAATGGCAGTCAAAATGCCGTCTTCAAAGTATAGATAGTTTCTGCCATCGTAGACCCATTGTTCATGCGTGCCATATTTGGTAGTGGTCGTGTTAATATGCTGGGGCCTCCCCCAGCTTGAATCCAAAACTTCTTCTTGGGTCATGCCGATCCTGACCCCTTCTGACCTTCTCCTCGCTTTTTCCGCGGCTTCTTGTTCCTGGCGCTGTTTCTCAGCCAGCTGCCGCGCCCTTTCTTCTAATTGCTCCACTTTCTTTTTATATGCCGGGAGAAGCCTGGCCGCTTCAGGTAAAGGGGGGTTCACCAAAATATTAGAATCCAGCAATGCCACATACGCGCCTCGAAAGTCACCCTTGGAGTATAACTCTTTGGCTGTCTTAATTTGAATAAGTGCGAGTTGCGTTTTGGCGTTAGCTATCTTGGCTTGGGCAGTATTGTAGTGTTCTTTGTCTTCAGGAATGACACTCTGAAATTCATCCATTGCCAATTGGTAATTGGATTTATTAAAATCAGTCATTCCCTGGTTGAACATTTTAATTGAGTTCAAAACGCGCTCAGCACGATTAATAGCTTGGTTTACATTCTTGTCTTTAGTTCTTATTTCTTGTGCCTGGCGCAATACCGCGAGAGCCTCAGTATATTTTTGCTGGGACAGAAGCTGATCACCTTTCGCTTTTAACTGCTCAAATTGCTTGTTCAAATTAGCGTTAGTGACTGCCACCCAAACAATTAAAGATAGAGATAAAACGACGGCAATTATTGGGCCTGCCAATTTTTTCAAGGTAATCCTCCTCCGCGAATGCTCAATTTTTGGACAAAAATACACCTGGTTTCGGTCATTCCCCAGGTGCCTTCCTCTAACCGCCGATCAACGCATACGGGCTGATCTCTTGCATGTTCTGATATATTCCGTACCGTTCGCGATAGCCTTCTTCTTCAAAAATCGCCAACCGCATTATCATAAAATCCTCGGTCACGTTGAACCGTTCGGCAAGCCAATAGTGAGTAGCTTGTCCAGTCTTAAGAGCGCGGTATAAGTCCGGGTCCTTTACTAATTGGTGCCCCGCCCAGCGAAGGGCTGCCTTTTCTATTTTCCCAATGTGGATTATGTCCCCGTATTTTCGGTGCTGGTGGATCGCATCGCCGGTCATGGTGAAGTGATGGCCAAGTTCCTCGGCCAGAACGCAGCGGGTTAGTGGAGAGTAGAAAGGCAAGTTTCTATGCAAGACAATAATTGGGCACTTTGTTGCTGTGGTGCGCATGTATAGTGCCAGCAACTCGGTGCCCAATTCATAGTTGTCAATAATTATTTTATTTTTTCTTGCCAGGTCCAGGAGGCTTTTCATCGTCGTTGCCGCCTTTCGAATCGTAGCCATGACGACGTTCCATCACCTGAATCACCGTGTCAACCACTTTCTGAGTTTCTGGGGAAAGCGGTTTATCATACCGGCCATTGGTCCGATGGGCAGCCAAATCTATTATTTCGGGCTTGCGGCAATTAACCACGCCGAGTAGGTAGTCGGTTGAGCAGGCAAAAAATTGGGCCAGTTTTTTAAGGGTGTCGAAGTCAGGTTCACGTCTGTCGACTTCATATTGTGCGTAAGTGCTGCGGGACATACTGAGCATATTGGCAAGCTGTTCCTGCGAGAGACCCTTTTCTTTTCGCAATTCTGTTAATCTTTTCCCTAACACTTTTTTCACCTCTATATCTATTATAGTCGCTATAAGCAACAAATAAAGAAATGTCGCGAATCTCAACAAAAGTTCTTGACAGTCGCGTAACGCGACTATATAATAAAGATAAACGGTCGCGAAACGCGACAGAAGGCAGGTGATGACAGTGAGTGAACATAAACCCCGTGAATGGTTGGCAGAAAGACGTGGCAGCTTAACGCACCAACAAGTGGCCGATTTGGCGGGGGTCAGTCGTTCCTTTTATACCGAAATTGAAACAGGGGTTAAGGACCCTGGGGTAAAAACGGCGAAAAAAATTGGTGGCGCTCTCGGCTTTAATTGGACTCTTTTTTTTGAAGAAAACGGTCGCGAAACGCCACAAAACGGGCGCCAGCCTTCTGTTAGCGGTGATCTCGCCACACTCGAACCCACCGGCACCGACGGGCGGTAGAGGAGGACCATCATGCAAACAGCCAAGGTTCTAAACTTTCCCCTGGCAACAACCAGGCATTACATCGATCGGCAGGTCCGAGACTACGCCCAGGGACAGATTGGCCGCGACACAATGATGCGGCGGGTCGGCGGCCTATTACGGACGTACAAAATCAAGCGGTTGCCGATTGACAATTATGAAGTGGCTCTCATCGATGAGTACGAGGGGTTGCCCATAGTGCACATCCGAAGCCGGTTGCCACTGTCAGATGCGTGCCCGGCCTGTCATAGCAATGAATGGTGGTACATAGTCACCGAACGGGAGCTAATCGGCTCTTATGATGTTGTGACTGCTTGGTGCATGGACTGCAGTTGTTTTTATAGGAGAAAAGGCTACAAGGCTGAGCAAGACACCAATTAGATGGAGGTAATCACCATGGCTATCCTCGCAATTGCCCGGGTTGTCCCAGGCTCACAACCGAATAGGATGATACCGGGTGATGCCTCTGTGAAGAAAGACGAAATGAAGCTCGTCTCCGAGAGGAAGATCGGCAATACCAGGTGCCGGGTATACCGGCCCATTCTTACCGATGAAGAGCGGGAACGCCGGATGAAGGCAGTTTACCGGGCCATTGTGGAGTGCTACCGAGCGCCGAAGAAGGCACGGTAATTCCTTTTACCCCGCGAGGGGACAAGCAGGAGAGGGGGTGAATCCATGAATCCAGATACCGGACACCTAATCAACTTGAGCAGTGCAACGGGTAGAGACCAATTCAAGGGGTTCGGAGCGCCGGAAGGCATTGGAGAACTGAAAGCATTGGCCAGAGACGCGGGATACCTGCCGGTACCCAAGAAACTTCAAACTGCGGCCGAAAAGAAACTGGCCGGTAAAGACGAAGCGCATGTAAGCCTAACATCCGGCGGGAAGTTGTCCAAATGGGCTGCGAAGAAGCGGAAACAAGGCAGGGTTGCCAAAGCCCGGAAACAGCAGCACCGGAAAGAGATGGGCCAGGAATCTAAACGCAGGAACCGGGCCAGCTGAGCGAGAGGAGGAAGCAGCACCATCGGAGGATTCTGATATCACTCACGATGGAAGAAGGGATACAAGTGAACTGCTCTACCAGACAAACACAGTTGGAGAACGCACTCAAGGTTGCGGGCAAAATCCTCGACCAAGTATGCGGCTGCCCGAATTACTTTGGCCGCGTTCGATGGAAAAAGTGCAGTGAATTGTGTACCGATGAAATCGACGAAACGACCGCGGTCGCCTGCTGGTGTGACCACTTGCTTGAGGCGGCCCTGGAAGGGAGGGGGGATAAGGTGAATCTCTATATTGGAATGGTGGACGCATGGGGGCCGAACTGTATGGTGGAAAACTGTGGCGTTTCCGTGCCTCCATCGATACGGATAGTCGAAATACCATTATCACCAGAACAGATCGAGCAGCTACAACCGAGAAAAGTGGGCACAAATGCCGGTCGGGATATTTATGAAACTCCTCAACTTCTCTGTATTCAGCTCGATTGAAGGGGGAGGGGGGTAACCCCCGGCACCGGCCAGCACCGGGGGCTTGAGGAGGGTCTACCCAAATAGTACCAGCCGTTCCTGTCAATTCCAACCTGATTCAGTGTACAGAAAGGGGGTGAAACGATTGGCACCAAGAGCGCTTTTGCGCAGGGGGATCGAGAAGGCAGCCGGCACCCACCAGGAAGCGGCCCGGCGGGTCAACTACAGCAAGGAAATGATGTCCAAGGTTCTGGCCGGGGAACGTAACATAGCCCCGGATGTGGCCGGGAAACTTTCGGGGATGCACCTTATAGCGGGACTGGCCATAGCCCAGGAATTGACCGGGTACCTCTGGTTCCGGTACATCGACGGGGACCGGCACCCGCAGAATCTGCTCCAGCGGGCATTGAAAGAGGACCATGAGGCAGACATTTTGATCAACCAAGCGGGGGCAAGGCTCATTGACAAGGCTGGACCGGAAGACCTGACGCCGGAAGATATGACCTTCCTGCAGGCGGCAGCCAAGGAACTCAGCGACGAAATCACGGCCAGCATAAATCTCCTCATCGAACTTGAGGACCGGTACAAACTCGGGCTCCTTGGGTACCTGACCGGACAGAAAGAAAAAACCCAGGCCGTTGCAGAGGCCAGGGCAAGTTACAACTTCTAACCCGATTTTAACACACGGAAGCGAGGTTTAACAATGAAAGCAACTGAATTAATCGGCAAAAAGGCCATCCGGACTGCGCCAACAAAGGAACATGGTGACTTCAGTTACACCAACGAACCCGTAGAGATCGTTGCCGCTACAAATACTCATGTTCTGATGAAAAATATCGGCTGGAAAAAGAAGATATATGGAGATGACGTTCACGTTTTGAATTCTACCTTCTGCGACGACAACTGGACTGACTACGACGAGTTGATAGGCCTTGTGAAGCCCGAACCGGAGCCATTCCGGGTAGTCACAACCGCAGATTTCCTGCACTTCACCAGACGGAGGGCCGCCTGATGAACAAGATTCTCGAAGTCATAGATGCCGTGAAGGCAGCAAGGGAAACCACAAAGGAACTCATGAGCATCAACTGCATCGTCATCACAAATACGCATGCAGATATAATGGTCAAATCCATCCGGGACCTTGATCAGATACCGGGGCCGATGGAACTCAATTCCTGCCGCGCATGGAAAGAGTTCGGCGGGGTCACGTTTTCCTACCTGCACGCGGGCGAAGGGACCGGGGAGGAGATCTCGGAAGCAGTGAATCAGTGAAAGAGGGCTGGCCTGTCCGCGACGATTGGGTGGGGGCAAGTGCGTGAGGACATGACGATGAGGTTCACCGAGCCGTAAACCCGGAGGGTGCCAACACGCGGTGACGAGATTCGCAAGGGGGCCGGTGTAAGCTAGGAGGATAGCTACGGCTAGGCGGCAGGCTGGCAAACCGAAATCAACTATGCGTCCTGCGGCGTGGATAGACACGCACGGAGAACGTGGTCCAGGGACCGGAGGGAGTCGCGGGGTGTAAGGCCCGCGTGAAAGAGGTCGGGAGGGTAAGACTCAGGCCCGAAGTTCACCCCGAAGGGCGGAAACACCTGGAAGCCGGTAACCAACCCGGCCAGGACGCAATTATTTTGCAGGGCGGCGGCGTGGCGATATGACATGCGAATCGAGCATAGGAGAACTTGTCCGGTGTAGCGATACGGTGCGGGCAAGACCGTCCAGATGAGTATGGTAAGACGGGCGGATAAGATGTAAAACGAGGCGTTGCTCATTCCACGCCTATCCTATGCGTAGCCGGGGCAGGACCGGCCCGCCCTGCATCAATTTTGAAAGGAGGCATATCATGCCCGAATGTGCAAAATGCGGGGAAGAAAAGCCGATGCTTTACAGTTTTTACACTACTCTCCCCGACAAAAAGGGGAAGCCCACGACAAGTAGTTACGCCCTGTGTGACAAGTGCCTCAAAGAGGCCGAAAACAAAGAAGTCAGGAGGGTAAGATCATGACAAATGAGACCAGGATCGGCAGATTGGAAACTCTGCCGAATGAGATCGAAAATGCCGAAAGGCATGTCATCGAACTCGCCAAAACGGTGGACAAGGCCCGGGATACCCTGAAGGAGAAGGAAAACGCGATTATCCTTGGCGAGATTTCTGGAATGGAACTGACCGGAAAGAACGCTGAGACCCGGGCGGCCCAAATGAAGGGCTTCACAGAGGTAGAGCGCGACCAGCTGCGTCAGGCCGAAGAGGAGTTGGCAAACTACCGGGTGAGGTACAACCGGCTGCTGAACGACTTTTCCGCGCTCAGGGCGATTGCCCGTATTCTTGCCGGCCGGGAGGTGGCTTAAGGTGGCTGTACCGGAACAAAATCTTGTAGTGGCTGAGATAAATAATTACCCGGAGGTTAAATTTAACCGCCTCTTCCCTTGCACGCTGACCCAGCTTTCACCCCTGCATAAGGTTATGGTGAACGTGGTACAGATTGACCCTGACAGTGAAAGCGATGTTTACGACCAGAAAAGCGGCAGGGGCGTTTCCCTTACGAAAATTTCCTGCTTGAAGCTGATGACCGCAGCCAATGTGATCATGGAGGAAAGCAAGCCGATCCTACCGTCCGCCTGTCAACGGTGCGTAGAAGTGGCCAGGATGACGAAAACGGCGCCGCAGTGCGGAGGGTGCCCAACAAAACAGGATGTAGCTTATCAGATTTCCATTCTGGTGCCGGAACCGTCAGGAGGATACCGACGGTATGTTGCAACCAAGGAAGTAAACAAGGCGAACTATAAGGGGTTGCCTGAACATATGGCCGCTCAGTGCGAGACAAAGGCCCTCTTGCGGGCGCTAAGGGCAGGTCTGGGCATCAAGGGGAGTTATACCAAGACAGAACTAAAGAAGCCTTTTGCGGTGGCTCTGGTGGTGCTGAACACTACCGACCCGGAACTGAAGGCAGCGCTGATAAGCCGGTACGCTGCCGGCAGGGATGCACTCTTCAGTGCTCCACAGGCTCAACAACTTCCGGCCGGGGATACAAAGACGTTAGTTAGTGGTCAAACGGTGGATTTATCCACCGGCGAGGTTCTAAACAGCACTGAGCATGTCACGAGTGACGATGATGAACCGCCGACCTTGGGGACCGAAGCACCGTCGTTTGATTTACCGGACGATGAGCCGCCCACACCGAAGTGCCAGGACTGTGGAGAACCGGTACAGGCATGGAAGGATAACAAGCAAAAAGAGTGGTCCATTGAAGATACCGTGACCTTCACTCAGGAAAAGCTTAAGGGAACATTCTGTCATATATGCGCCTTTGAACGGATAAAGGCCTTGGCGCAGCAACGGAAGGGGGCGTAACCGTGAAGTTACTATCAACAGCGGATTGGCACCTCGGGGAATTCCCAGGACCGGTTGTAAACGGTGAAAACGCCCGCCTACTTGATACTGTCCGCTGCATTGACTTCCTGGTGCAAAAGGCTGAAGAAGAACAGCCAGACGCGATCCTGATAGCTGGCGACCTTTTTCATAAGAGCCAGCAGTGGGCGAATCCGATGCTGAACCTTATCGATATTGCTGTTTCCAGGCTGCGGCGCCTTGCCGCTATAGCCCCAACTGTCCTTATGTATGGGACCTCAAACCACGATAACCTGCAAGCCTTTGAGAATATTATGTCCATGCGTATTGACAACCTCATCGTTATGACAACCCCCTTTTTATTTAACCTTGATACCAAGTCCGGGCCGCTGCAAGTCGCGGCGGCACCGGGCCTTGACAAAAACCATTTTCGCACACTCTACCCCGGCATGGATCCGGCAGAGGAAAACCAAAAATGCAGTGAGCTCCTGGGGGATATCGTCCTGGGCCTTGGTGCGCAGATCGATCCTTCTATTCCCTCGGTCCTCATGGCTCACTACAGCGTTGCTGGATGCGAACTGGACAACGGGCAGCAGCATATCTTCACGCAGAACGAGGTCATTCTCCCGCGTGAGGCTATTGCCGCCAGCCCGTTTGATTTGGTATGCCTGGGGCACATCCATAAGGCGCAGGACGTTCAGGGATGCGGCATACCGACATTCTACAGCGGCCCCCTGAACGGACTGACGTTCAACGAGGAGGGACAAGAAAAGGGGTTTTGGCTACATGAAATTGAGGATGATGTATTTGGTCCTCATTGTGCAGCGCATCTCTCCCGCTTCATCAAAACCCCCTCCCGCGAGTTCTTAACCCAACAGTGGGATGAACAGAATATTGAAACCTTCCTATCTTATCAGGGCGAGAATCCTACCTGGTTACTTGGGACAATAGTCAAAGATAAAACCGTCCGCGTCCATTACTCCTGCTCCGACGAACTAAACAAACAACTTAACCGCAAGGCCCTGGAGAAAGAATTGTATGCCGCCGGCGCCTTCTATGTGGCCGAGATTAAACCGGTTCAGATTAATACTGCACTGACCAAACAGGAGATGACCGAGAACGCCGGACCGTTGGATAACCTGCGGAACTGGTGCAGGGCGCAGGGATTTACCCCGGAGGATACACTGAAACTGGAAATGCTGGCCAGGCCGCTGATTGACATGGTGAGCGCAAGGCAGCCCTCCGGTAAGTTATCCGGTGTATTTGTGCCGCGAAAACTTAGGGTGAAAAATTACCGGTCGTATCGGGAGGCTTCCTTTGACTTCGACCCCGTTACCTTCGCCGTGGTCAACGGCCCTAATGGAGTGGGCAAGTCGGCCCTGTTCATGGACGCAATCAGCGATTGCCTTTATGAGGAGCCCCGGGAGGGCGAAATCACGGGATGGATTACCAACGGGGAAAAGTCCGGAATGGTCGATTTTGAGTTTTCCATGGGTGAAAACATTTGGCAGGTGATCAGGACCAGGGCCCGGAGCGGCAAAACTACGCTGGCGCTTCAGGAGTTAGTGGGCGATCCAGAATTGGTTCACACTTGGACGGACAGGAGCGCGGAAAGGGTAAAAGACACGCAGGACAAAATTGTCGCCCTCCTGGGCATGGATGCCCTGACCTTTCGCTGTTGCGGCATCATTATGCAGGATGCATATGGGCTCTTCCTGGAGGCTGACCGCGAGGACCGTATGAGTGTCCTGGGCAATATCCTGGGCCTTGGGATATACGAGCAGCTTGAGGAATTAGCAAAGAAGCAGGTAACGGAAGTAAACCGGGAACTGCAAAAGGCAAAGGATAAGCTGGCGGAACTGGATGAAAAATTGAAGGCGAAGCCGGGACTTGAAACGGAATTGGCGCAGGTTGGCGCCGAGATTGCCCGGACAACTGGAGATATTGCCGGCAAGGAGGCCGAGCTGAAAGAGGCTGAGGAGTTGGTACGGTCTCTTGAAGCGAAGGCTCAGAAAGCGGAGGAACTGCGGCAGCAGATTGAGGCTCTGGCCAGCGAGATAACTTCGAAGGAAACTGAACGCCAAAAACAACAGGAGCAGCTTGATAAGGCAAATGCCATGCTTATCAGAGAAGATGAAATCGAGGCCAAAGCCGCTGAATACGAGCAGGTCAAACAAACGGTGGCTGTCCTCCAGGCAAAGGCTCCCAGACTGCAAGAACTGAACCTTGAGGAGGGCCGGATCGGACAGGAGATTTCCCGGACGGATGCAGCCATGAGAAAACTTGTCCCTCAAATCAAGGAAGCCGAGGACCTTCTGAAAGACCGGTTGGAACTGGAGAAGGCGGCGGCGCAGTACCAGGAAGCAATCAGGGAAGATGAGAGACTAAATGAGTTGGCCAAAAAGGACAATGCGCTCCGCGAGAAGGTCATGGAGATTGAACGGGTTACTGATAAATCCGGAGACGCTATTGTAAATGATAGGCGGCGCCTTAGTGATCTCATGGAGAAAGCGGCAATGCTCCTGGATTCCGGATGCCTTGATCCTGAAAAAGCCGCCTGCGCTTTTCTGGCCGATGCCCAAGAGAGTAAAAAGCAGATACCGGAGTTGGAGAAATCCATAGCGCAGCAGGAAAAAGAAAGGAATGTGCTACTTGAAAAGGTGGCTGCCCTCGATGCGGAAAGTGAAGCCTTTGGTTATGATCGCGAAAAACACTTTGAGGCCAGGGAGAAAATAAAGACCCTCCGTCCCAAAGCGGAGAAGGCCGCGCAGTTGGAGGTGAAAGCTGAACTCCTTGAAACTCTTCAAGGACAGAAACAGCAGCATGAGGGCCAAAAAGCCAACCTGGTCAAGCAGATAGAAAAGGTTCAGGCCAACGCCCTGGCTCTTACTAACGAACTGGCACCGCTGGCCAGCATGGAAGCACGTCTCCCGAAGCTGGAAGCCTGGGTTAAGGCGAAGGATGCGCTGCCGGCGGCGAGGCAGATTGTGGTCACTGCGATCGAGCGGATCGCGGCACTGGATACGGAGATAGCAGATAAGGAGGAGCAGGGCAAAGCTTTTGAACAGAAGAGGCAGATGCTTCTGACTAAGGCGGTCAAATTGAACGAGGCTAGGCTCAACGTTTTGACTTGCCGGGACCTTATCGATGCGCACCGTGAACTGCAAAACACGCTCCACATCAAACAAGGCGGCCTGAAAGCGAAGCTTGAAACCCTAGTTGCGGACGAAGAGGAACGCAAGCAGACAGCTGAAACGATGGTGCCGACAGCCGCAACGCTGACACGGTATCAGACCCTTGCGAAAGCCTTCGGGCAAGATGGAATACCTTTCTCCATTGTCCGGACTGTGGTACCGGAACTATCCGCCCAGGCAAATGAAATCCTCGGGCAAATGACAGGCGGGAAAATGAGCCTGGAGATGCGCACAGAGAGAATCCAGAAGAGCAATAAGAAGGAAGTCAATGCCCTGGAGATATTCATAACTGACTATCAATGGGGGACGATGCCCTACAGGAGCAGGAGCGGCGGCCAGAAGGTGCGCGCTGCGCTCAGTGTAGCCTTTGCTCTGGCTGAACTTAAAGCGGCGAGAGCCGGGATAAGGCTGGGGATGCTCTTTGTCGATGAGCCGAGTTTCCTGGATCAGCAGGGTTCTGATGTTTATTGTGATGCCCTGGAGGCAATAGTTGACAGGTACGCTGGCATGAAGGTTATAGCAATTAGTCACGACCCAAGGATGCAAGCCAGGTTCCCACAGGTGATCGACGTTGAGGACTGCGGCGAAGCGGGCAGCAAGGTAAGGCTGGTCGCCTAACCAAGAAAGAGGAATCCCTATATGTTAACCATCGACAAAGCCCTGGAATTGGAATCTAAGGAAGAGTTGCTGAACGAGTTAAAGGAGCATGTCAGAGTAAGAGACACGATGGGCGGGGCTTTATACTGGAATGTTGTAAATGACGAATGCCGCCAGATAGCCCGTAGGTGCGCGGCATTAGGGGCAGACGGGGCAGAAATTGAACAAATCTTAAATAGCTAACAGCCAGGCGGGGGGGCACAACCCCCGCCCCAAGGGAGGAAGGAGAATGCGGGAAATAAAGTTTCGTTGTTGGGATAAGAAGGAACGCCGCATGGAGCGGGTCATTAGTTTATTCTGGGATGATTTCGGAAAAATAACTCTTGTTTTGCTGGAAGGGTATGACGAACCCCATCATATCGACGATGTTGAACTCCTCCAGTTCATTGGCCGCCGCGATCGCAACGGTGAGGAGTTATACAAAGGAGACCTTATCCGGGATGGCGGGAACCGAATTCTTGAAGTGTTTTGGAATGAGTTCGTCAACGGGTGGTGGTTCGCGGAGTATCGGGCGGATGGCGTTTACCACGTCGAGGGGATTGACCTGACCAGCATTGAGAAGGTCGGAAACATCTTCGAGAACCGCAATCTGCTGGGGGTGACGCCTGATGCCTAGATACGTTGCCAAGTGCGGCAAAGCATACGAAGGCCGCGAAGGCGATACAAAAAAGGTTTACGATGTTCTGTTTGAGACTGACAAACCAATACATTTCCACGGGGAAAAAGAGCCAAAGAAGATCGACCCGCCAGAAGGGTGCGATCCGAAATGCTTACATCGGCGGCGTCCCCAACACTATATGTTCGTAACTGAAGAAAAGGGGATCGAGCATGTAAACGGCTGGCGGTGCAAATTCGTGAGGGAGGATGAGGTGACGCCTGATGCCTGAATGCAAACTTAACGTCCGGATTGAGAAGCTGCGCGGCCGGATGGAGAAAGCCGCGGCGAAGTACGGTCTGATGCATCCGCTGACGCTGGCGATTAGTCGCCGGTTGGACAGGCTGATCAACGAGGCAATGGAAAGGAGGATGGTGGCGTGAATGCTATTCAGCAGTTAGTATCAAAACTCAAGAGGTATGACGCACCGGAGAAGGTAGTCGCAGACATCCTGGATATTACGAGGCGGGCAATGGAAGCCGAGGCCGAAGTAAAGCAACTCAATAAGGCGCTGGAGTTGGCGTGCAAGCATCTGACGGTCAGGGACGACGGTGACCATTGTCTTGCTGATGAGGGGATTGAGTGTGCCCTTGGACCTGTTGAGTGCAATAGCCCATTGGTTGCTGATGTTATCGTCTGCTGGCGCGACTACTTCCTCAACAAAGCGAAGGAGGGGAAATCGTGAGCGAAATTCAACTGCGGGAGCTAAACGAAGCCCTCCGCAAAACAGCAATACATTACATAGATCGAACCATCCAAGCCGAGGCCGAGAATGACCGCCTCCGCCAGCGTGAACAGACCATCGCAAAGGCTCTCGGTGTCTGCGACGGCGGCGAATATGTCAACGACATCGTTGCGGCGGTTGAGCGGTTGCAGTCCGCCAATGTGGGGTTGAGGGAGGCGGTTGAAAACCTCGCTGAAATCAACTGCCGAAATTGCCAAGAATGCTTACCGCATAAAGAGGGACCCTGTATTGTTCTTGAAATAAAAGAGCAAGCCCTCGCCTCAACCGCGCCTGGGGTGGAGCGCCAGAGGAAGCTGGAGGCGGTTGCAGAGGCATTCCCAAAACTCCTACGCGACCTTTGTTCCCCGTGCATCTTTGGGGAAACAACCGACTGCAGGGGAGACGAATGCCGGATACATATAGCACGGAGGACATTGCGGAAAGCCCTTGCCGCCGTGGAAGGGGTGAAGTAGATGAACAGGACTTCCATCGGCTATGTTGACTACAGCTGGAACCCAATCACGGGCTGCCTGCACGGGTGCCCTTATTGCTATGCCAGGAGGATAGCGGAGCGGTTTAGGGATACAGACTTTGATCAATATCGAAACCATTATCCTGAGGAGTATGTGTTTTCGGTTCTTAAGCCTATGACCCGATTTAAAAAGGGTTCATTTGACATTACAGGCGCTCCCTTCCCTTATGGATTCCAACCAACATTCCACCAGTACCGATTGGACGAACCCAAGCGGAAGAAACTGACCAAGGCAGACGTAAAGGCCCGCATCACCAAAGGCTGGCTCCCGCAAAATCAGGAGGATCCCCTCAGAATCTTCGTCTGCGACATGGGCGACATCATGGGGGCTTGGGTGCCGACAGAGTGGATCAATGCCGTCCTGCAGGTGGTCAGAGATTGCCCGCAGCATATCTTCCTTTTTCTCACCAAGAACCCGAAGCGGTACCCGGAATTTGAGTGGCCGGCGAACGCTCACCTTGGGACGACGGTGGAGAGCCAGGACAAAGATTGGCGGATCGTTGAACTGCTGAAGGCCAAGGCTTCGGTATATTGGTTGAGCGTGGAGCCAATGCTGGGGCCGTTGGATGTGAAGCAATATTTCCCTCAAGCATCGAGGGCATACGCGATATTATCCCGATATTACGGCCCGAATGGGTTCGATCCTACTGGATCACAACCGGAGCAATCCAGGATACCTGGCCTTGATTTGATCGTCGGCGGCGGACAGAGCGGCCCTGGAGCGCGGCCTGTCCACCCCGATTGGATCAGGAGCCTGCGCGATCAGTGTCAAGCGGCAGGAACGGCGTTCTACCTGAAGCAACTAGGTGAGTGGGTCCAGGTGGGCGAGTGCATGAATGGGCAAGATGACTCTAAATATTATCTCAGCCCTAAAGCCAGGATAGTAAACCATGAAGGCGGTCAAGGCTTCCATGGGGCCGGAGCAATCTACATGCAACGCGTGGGCAAAAAGGCCGCTGGCCGCCTGCTTGATGGGCGAACGTGGGATGAGTTCCCGGTGATGCCCGGTGCCTAAGAAGGCGATGCAGTATTTCGCCAAGACGGGGGGAGAAAATTGAGCGTCAATGATAAAATCAGAATCCGCATGCGGAAAACCGTCCGGCCCGACTTCCCGCTCGGCCTTTTCTCAGGTGCCAAACCAGGCACGATTCTCCGGGCGGGCGTGGAGTACCCGGCCACATCTAACCTGTACGGCGCAATAGCGGGAATATGCGATAACGGCAAAATCTTGGGCGTGAAACCAGGCGAATTTGAGTTTGTGAAAGCACCGGAATGGGTGTTGAAAATACACCGTGACGGGGGAGGGGGAGAGTCATGAAGACCATTTCGCTTTTGCAACCGTGGGCCAGCCTAGTGGCAATTGGGGCGAAGAAGATTGAGACCCGGTCCTGGCACACGAGTTACAGGGGGCCACTGGCGATTCATGCATCAAAGGGGTTCCCGAAGGAACTGAAGGAGTTAAGCCAGAGGTATCCTTTTGCAGGGCCACTTTATGGGGACGTGGATCTTACGGCGGTACTAAGGGGCGAATTGGATTTACCAAGCACGCTCCCTCTCGGTGCAGTAATTGCCACCTGCAACCTGGTGGACTGCAAACTTATTACGGGCACGTCAAGTATGAACAGGGAGATTATCGGAGCGTTGCTGGATGGATTTAGTACGGTAAAGGGCAATGAGTATGTCTTCGGCGACTTTACCCCGGGCCGCTATGCCTGGATTTTGGAGGATGTGAAGCCGCTTCCTGCGCCCATCCCAGCCAAGGGAATGCTTGGACTTTGGGAGTGGACGCCTCCGGATGGGGTGCGCTTATGAAGCCGCCGAAGCCGCAGTGGCCACCGAAACCACGAGGAGGGTCATAAGTGAGAAATACGCTTGGTGACTTAAACAATCATCTGTTCGCCCAGCTGGAGCGTCTAAGCGACGAAGATTTGAAGGGCGACCAGCTGAAGGAAGAAATAGTGAGAGCCAAGGCGGTGACGGGCCTTGCGTCGCAGATCATTGCCAACGGCACGCTGGTGCTGAAGGGAAGGCAAATCCAGCTTGAATACGGCATCGAAGAAGACGGTGATAAAGGCGACGGCAAAAAGCAAATGCCCAAGATGCTCAAGGCCGACTTTTTAAAGGGGTAGCGTATGAACCGGAAATACACCCAGGAACATATAGCCTATATTGCAGACAATATTCCGGGATGCCCTTTCAAAGAACTAACAGATATGTTTAACGAGCGGTTTGGGATGAATTTAAAAGTATCAGCTATGGTTTCACTGACCGACCGCCATGGGCTGCACAACGGGCGAGACACGACGATACTGCCTGGCGGGGCTCTGCTTGGCGTGGAAACCCGCTTCAAGCCGGGCCTGATTCCCTGGAACAAGGGCAAGAAGGGCGTCATGACCGGGGGCAAGGAGACCCAGTTCAAGAAGGGCAACCGGCCGGCGAACTGGCGGCCGCTAGGCTCTGAAAGAATAGCCGAAGATGGATATGTGTACGTAAAAACCGTCGACGGCCAATTAAACAAGAACTGGAAGGTCAAGCACGTCCTGATCTGGGAGGCCGCTAACGGCCCTGCCCCGCCTGGCCATGTTGTTATATTCGGCGATGGGGATAACCGGAACTTTGACCCGGAGAACCTACTACTTGTTTCCCGGGCACAGTTAGTCAGGCTGAACCAAATGAAGCTAATTAAAGGCAACGCCGAACTGACAAAAACAGGGGCTATCATCGCGGATATCTGCAACAAAATAGGGGAACGGAAAAAGGCTAACGCTTAAGACGTATTCTAAAGAAAACAGTATACCAAAACAGGAGGCTTTGACCTCCGTCTCCAGCTACCCGGAGTGTAGGGCGCTTCTTGAGCAATCAGGGGGTGCCCTTTATTGTGAGAGGAGGGGGAACCATGTACCGACTACTGATGAGTAAAAAAGCAAATCGCCTGCAGTGGGCAGTGGTGGCGCTGACCGCATCGTATATGCTGGCGCACGTGATATGGGCGGTGGTGAGGTCGTGAAACAATACCGCCTCATATTGGCCGATCCGCCTTGGCAATACAAAGATCAGGGCACACGCCTTTCCCCGGCTTATGAAGGGAAGCAGCGTAAGTCAGGCAAGCGGTACGACACAATGACCTTGGCTGAAATCTGTGCCCTGGGGGATTGGATACGAACCATTGCTGCCGACGACGCGATTCTGCTGCTCTGGAGCACGCATCCGATCAAGGAGACCCATCCGTGGCCAGTTATGAAAGCCTGGGGATTCCGGTACAGTACGGCGATCCCGTGGGTTAAGGCCAGGTGGGACGTGAAGAAAGGACGCTATATTATCAATACCGCTGGGGGTCATGCGGTTAGATCATGTTCTGAAGAAATACTGGTGTGTGTCAAGGGTAAGTTATCCAACCTTGGCGGTAGCAAAGGGATCCCGGGAGTGATTATATCACCGTTTCGGGGGCCGAGCGTTAAGCCGCCGGAGCAATATGAGATAGCGGAGCGCATAGTGCCGACCGGTCCATATTTGGAATTGTTTGCCCGACAACAACGGCCAGGATGGGACGGCTGGGGGTTGGAATACCCTGGAATGGCTCGGGATAGCGCATAGGAAGTGGTGAGGCCCAATGAAACTACGTTCACCCATTACCTGGCTCGGGGGTAAAAATGCCCTGGCTCCAAAAATCATATCTCTTCTTCCGAAGCATGTCTGCTATGTGGAGCCGTTCGGGGGGGCCGCGCACGTTCTCATTCAGAAACCCTCATCACCAACTGAAGTTTACAACGACATTAACGGGGACGTGGTCAACTTTCTTATGGTCCTCCGGGACCGCCGGGAGGAACTTTATCGGTCTGTGGCCACATTGCCGTATTCCCGGGCCCTCTTCGATGAATGGAGAAAGGGGCCGGCACCAACCGACCGACTGGAACGGGCGACCAGGTGGTTTTATATCAACCGGTCCTGCGTATCAGGTGACATGCGGTACCCAGGATGGAAAAAGGGAGCCCAACGATGGAACGCGGCGAGATATTACCGGTCCGCATGTGAACTATTGTTGCCCGTTGGCGAACGATTGGCCTTTGTTCAGTTTGAGTGCCGGGACTTCCGGTATGTGATCGAAAATTATGACCGCCCGACTACGGTGTTCTATGTGGATCCCCCTTACGTCGACCACGAGGGTTATTATGCCGGCGGGTTCACTGAGCAGGACCACCGCGACCTGGCAGGACTGCTGTCTGGAATCAAGGGGAAGGCCCTGGTCAGCTACTACGCATGCGGCTTGGTTGACGAACTTTACCCGGGGTGGGCCCGGGAAGAGATTCAGGTCGCAAAGTATGCTCATGTGAACGTAGATGGGACCCGGACATTAGGGACGGAAGTGCTGCTCATGAATTATCAACCTCCAGCTGAGTTGAGATTATTCGAACCGGAGGACGTTTTATGCGTAGATTCATAGCCTTTCTCCTCTCCCTTGCCCTGCTCCTCCTGACCCCGGCCCCGGTCTTCCCTGAGGGAGCGGGGTAGGTGGCAAAAAAAGACCGCCTAATTGGAGGTCTTTTGAGATGGGTTTGGCTGGTTTTTATCGATAATCCACCTGTTGTCGATTTTACGGGCACGGACTTTTCCGATTGAGCAAAGATTTTTTATATAACCTGGCTTTAGTGCCCATAGCTTGGCGGCTTCGTTGACACCCATAATGTTGTCTAAAACACTCATTGTTTTATAATCCGCCAATCGCCGGAGATTTCCCTGAACTCTACCACGTCGGTGCTGTTAAGTTTTTCACACTCTTTTGTCAGCCATTCATCGTGGTCATTATCTTCCAGGAATTCAGAAATAGGTCCAGTAAAAACCTCTTTGCCGTCATTGAACACTCGGATATTCATTATTACCATCCTCTCTATTTATGCGCTAACGCATATCTTTAATATAAATATATCATGTGCGTTAACGCATGTCAACTAAATTTTTTAATTAGGAATGGTGGTGCGAGGTGATTGTATGCGCGGTTTTATGATGGTTTTTATGGTACTTATCCTTCTTCTGGCATCCCCGGCCCCGGTCTACCTGGACCGGTACAAGACCCCGCCAAGGCTGACGGTGCATATGGTTTCGCGGGCAACGGAGTACCGGGAGTTGGTGGTAACCGCGACTGCGTACTCCTACACCGGTCATCGAACCGCTACGGGAACCCGGCCGCAGCGGGGAACCGTGGCGGTGGACCCAAACCTGATCAAACTGGGCTCAAAACTGTTCATTGAAGGCTACGGACCCGCACGGGCAGAGGATACAGGCGGCCTGATCAAAGGGAATAGAATCGACCTGTTCATGGAGACGGAGACGGAAGCTATGGCCTGGGGCAGGCGGACAGTGAGGGCGAGAGTTGAGGAGTGATTCTTGATGTATGAATATAAGGTTTTACACTTGTTCTGCGGCATCGGTGGCTATGCCCTGGGGATGCAGCAAGCAGTTGAGGAATACCGGGGTATGGTCGGGCAGTTTCGGACACTGGCCGGGATTGACTGTGATCCTGACGCCTGCGCCGACTTCGAGGCGCTGACCGGGGCGCCGGCCGTGCAGATGGACTTGTTTTCGAGAGAGGACTACGTTTTATTCCACGGCAAGGAACCGCCAGAAACCTGGCAGGAAGCGACTTCCAACGATCTGTGGGAGGCCACCGGACTAGAATTGCCAGATGTGGTCTGCCTTAGTCCACCCTGCAAGGGATTCTCTGGGCTATTGCCGAGCCAGAAGGCGGCCAGCGAAAAGTATCAGGCGCTGAACCGGTTGGCGGTCCGGAGCATGGAGTTGACCCTGGAGGCATTCGAGGCCAGCCTGCCGGCGTTCATCATGATTGAGAACGTCCCGAGGATTACGAGCCGCGGGGAATTGCTTCTCAAGCAGGTGAAGCGACTCCTGGGCCGGCATGGGTACGTTTTCCATGAGGGCAATCATGACTGCGGAGAGCTGGGCGGCCTGGGCCAGCACCGGAGGCGGTACCTGCTCATTGCCCGACTACCGGACCGGGTGCCTCAGTTTGTGTATCTTCCTGTGAAGCAACGGGTGAAATCCATCGGGGAAGTGATTGGTCCATTGCCCCTGCCGGACGATCCAAAGATGGGGCCGATGCACCGGCTGCCACGGTTGCAGTGGAAAACATGTGTGCGCCTGGCGCTCATCCCGGCCGGCGGTGATTGGCGAGACCTGGAGAAGATAGCGCCGGAGCAGTATCGGTTGGTGCATGTACCGCGCAGCGGCGCCTTTGGAGTGCAGGATTGGGATAAGGCTGGCGGAGTGGTAACCAGCGCAGACGGCCCTAACAATTCTACTGTGAGTGTGGCCGACCCAAGAGTGCCTTTCAACAACATTTTTCGGGTTAATAAATGGGATGAGACCCCGGGTGCCATAACCAGTGGTAACGGGCAAACAGGTACCCTGGTGGCTGATCCCAGATTAGACCATGTCCCCCGGGAAGGGGTTTACCGGGTCCAGGAATGGGGCAAGCCAAGCACAACCGTTACCGGAGCCGCCCGGGTAAATACCTCAAACGGAGCGGCCTGTATAGCAGACCCAAGGCTATCGGAGCGGGATAACCGCCATCCAAGTGTATACAAGGTTGTGAAGTTTGACGATCCGGCACCTTGCGTCACCGGTACCCGATTCGGAAGCGGAGCGCCGGCTATAGCTGATCCGAGGCTACCCGAAAAAGATGTAAGGTTCCATAACAAGTACCAGCTGCTGGGGTGGAATGAGCCCGCTTCCACTGTGACCGGGACCGCAGACATTCAGGCGGGAGCCCAATCAATTGCAGATCCCCGGACAGGCTTCAAAGAAGGTACCCACCATGTCATCTACCAGGTCGGGCAATGGGACAACCCGGCCAACACGGTCACCGGGGCCACCAGACCGGCGGGCGGGGCAATATCGGTAGCCGATCCGCGAATGGGATGTAAGGCAAGAAACGGAACGATGGGCGTCCAGACCTGGGACGAGCCCGGGAAGACAGTTATAGGCGCCGGCGACATTCATGCCGGGTCCGCAGCGGTGGCAGATCCGAGAATTGATATTATTGGAGGCGGTAATTGTGACACCGCAAGAGATAGAGAGCCAATACTGCAGTCATTGCGTGCACAAACAAAAATGTTGGAGACCATGCCCGACAGTCCTAAGCGCATTGTTGCTCCCAAGGACCATGACCGACCCGATCCGCCCCCGATAATCATAGCCTTGGACGGGACCTGGCACCGGCCGCTGACCACATTGGAGTTGGCCGCGCTGCAGGGATTCCCCCTGACAATGCCGGATGGAAGGCCTCTGCTTCTCGTCGGCAAGAGCGACGCCAAGTGGAGGGAGCGAATCGGGAACGCGGTACCTCCGCCGGCGGCCAAGGCATTCGGTGGGGTGGTCCTTCGGGCGCTGCTGTTGAGCCAGGTGGACGGGTTTGAGTTGAGTGAGACGGAGATATGGGTAAAGCCGTGGCAGCGGAGAAAAACCGACAGAATTGAGGCGGCAGTTGGCACTTTGGGGGTGAGGCAATGTTCTGGATTGGAATGCTTATCGGCATCGGTGTCGCCGCCCCGGTAGGGATAGTGGCGTTGGCCCTGTGTATTGCTGCGAGGAGGGGTGACAGTGGCTGTTAAGTGGGGGTAAGGGGCGATGAATTTGAAAGCCATCAAGCATACCGGAGACTATTGTCATGGCTGCGGGCAGGAGTTGACTTCCTGGGATTTGCGTTGCAGCAAGGCGCTGGGTTACAAAATACCGGTATGCGAGGCTTGCATAGCCAAGGAATATGACAAAACGGTCGATGAAGTGAGGAATATACTGGAAGATCATTTCGGCATGAGGCCGTGTCAGGGGTTGTGATTATATGGGGTATATGAGCGAAACTTACCGCAACCTAAAAGACTGGAACAAAGAGAAAAACGATCTTACTTGGGAATTGCTGAAAGCTGGCTATACTCCAGAAAATCATCCGGAACATGTGAGGTGGGTTGACCACTCGTATGTGTTTGAGTACACCCTTAACTTCCTTAGAAATACAGTATGGGAATCACCATGCGGACTACTTAAAACAGGCTTAAACAGTCACCATGAAATGGGCTTTATGGGGATTGATTGGATGCCCGAAAATAATAACCCTGTATTCCGCTGCCCACACGATAAAGACGACTGTGAGTTGAACCACGAACTACTCAAAAACCGAAAGATGTACGGACATCTAGTTGAATGCGCTTTTCACTTCTCAAACAAAGAGTACGACTACGATAACAGTGTTGATAAATTATGGGAAGAACGGGAAGCCCGGCAAGAACAGCTATATCAAGAGTTTAAAGAAAAACTAAAAGGACGTATCTGCCGAGCGCACACGCGGTTTGACGAGATAAGCAAAAAATGGACTATGAAGTACAACCTTGAAATTTGTGCCCGTAACGAGTGCTATACCAAGCACTGCCCCATAACCGGGCAACCAAACAGTGAAAAGAAAGGCAATGTATTCTACGACTTAAAAATCACCAGAATCAGGCATGAGGGAAGCTTATGGGATGGTGAAAGGATTGTAGGTATAACCAAAGGTATTAAGGCATTTAGCTCCCCAATATCACTAACTATTTGCGAGGCATACGCAAAACACAACCAAAAGGACTTGCTCGAAAGAGAAAAGATGAAAATGCATGGGGAATTGATGTTTAATCCCGACATAGAAGTCGAGATTCTTAATACTAGGGTGGAGAGAAGGGAAACCAGAGACTTACTACAGGACCTACAGGACGTTGCCGAGGGAATTCAGGTTAGCCATGCCAGCGACAACATTAAAAAGGCTGCCCAAGCCAAGAGAGATAGGAAGGCCAAGAGAATGAAAGGCAAAATTAGCAAGTGGCAAAAATGGCTGGGCGGGGACAGTGAAAGACTTAAACAGATTGCCGAAAGAAAACTTGCGGCGGCGGGGGTACATCCTGACGACCCTGTAAATGAGCCGCCTAAGCCGGTTGAGCAGTTGAGTTTATTCAATTAATTAAGGGGAGGTGAAACTTTGTGAAAATTCGCGTGAGTTACGCCGAACTGCAAACCGGGCCCGGATACAACAACAAACGGGCCGAGGCGGAGATTGAGATTGAAGTAAAACATACTGGGAACCTTGATGCTGCTTTTGAAAACTCCTGGGAGCGCGTCAAGGCTGAGGTTAAGCGGCAGCTGGATGAGCCGGAAAGGGAGACTCCGCAAGTTGACCTGGAGGACGACGATATACCGTTTTGAGTTATAGGGGAGGCGGGGGAATGCAGATCGGACTATTCGACATCGGCGGTAAAATAGCGAACTTGGCCCTTATGAAAATATCCGCCTACCATAAGGCCCTTGGGGATACCGTTTCCTTGGGCTCTGGCGGGGACATTTCATACATTAGTTGCTGCTTCTCCAGGCACCGTCACACAGCCGAGGCGCTTTTAAAACTCCATCCCGATTCTGTGGTGGGCGGCCCGGGCTGGGACCATGCCGTTACCTTACCACCGGAGATTGAGGCCTGCAAGCCCGATTATTCCCTGTATGGACTTAACTGCGGCTTGGGGCGACTGACTGCCGGCTGCCCGGGTAATTGCGCCTGGTGTGTGGTACCGGCGACAGAAGGCCACGAAGCCAAAACAGTGGCCCAGGCAGGGGACCTAATCAACCCTGGCAGCGACTTTCTTGTACTGCTGGACGCTAATATTCTTGCTTGCCCGGATTGGCCGGAACACTTCCGGGAGGTCCGGGAGCGGGGGCTGACGGTCTGTTTTACCCAGGGACTGGATATCAGATACGTCAACGACTTCGTAGCCAATGAACTGGCCCGGTTGAAAGTGAGCGACCTGCCCGCAACAATTCGCGAATTTGGTTTGCCTGGGACCGGCCAGAAAATGAGCAACACGTTCGAATGGGCATTGCCGCGCTTAACAGAGCGGGGATCAAGCCTTACCGATTGAGGTTTTATGTTTTAGTCGGCTACAACACTACCTGGGAGGAGGACTGGCATAGATTTGCCGTCCTGCGCGATCTTGGGTGTGAACCGTTCGCGATGTGTTATGAGGGCAGCGGGTACAGACTGCGCGCCTTCTCCCGGTACGTTAATCGGTTTATTTACAAGAAATATGCTTGGGAAGATTACGATCGCTGGGGAGAGGCAAAGGAACAGCAGCAAGTATTGGGGTTTTAGGGGGAGGTGAAACCTGTGCCACAGATGATGAAACGCGAAGTTGAGACTATACTAGCTGCTCTTTCAACCATCCGAGTAACCTTAGTGAACGAAGAATATGACCTGCATGCCCTGATCGGCGGCCGTCTGATCGCTGCAGGGATCTCGTTTCAGACAGAATATTACCTTGGTCCGCGTAACCGGATCGACTTCTTCCTCCCTGGAGGCATCGGGATCGAGGCCAAGAAGGGGAAACCCGCCAAGGCCCAGGTTGTGGCTCAACTTACCAGATACGCAGGCTTTCCGATAATCCAGGAGTTAATTCTCGTGGTAGAGCGAAACCTGGACATTCCCCGGGAGTTGAACGGTAAGCCGTGTCACTGCTTCCCTCTAAATCGGCTATGGGGGGTGGCGCTGCCATGATGACGCCGGAGATGGTTCCTGATTATCTGCGGCCGGTCCAGTATGCGCCCAGGTATTACGGCACATTGAAATACAATCAAGGGTCGAATCGTTGGGAAATCGAGGGTGAGCCTTGCGTTATCGAGGCGGCGAAACGTCTCTTCCCGGGGTGCGACACCAAATGTGCCGGCAGGGTGGTTTTCAACAACCACAAGCGAGCCAATGGAGACCTCAACTGGCTTATGCTTCGTTACCCTTTGACAATAGAGAACCCTGAGGAGTGGGGGCGATCCCTCCAGGAAGCCACGGAACACGTTATTGGACGGCAAAAGATTTATGAGAGCCCGCAGCGGGTCATTCCTCCGGCCACTTTCACCGGTCAGCTCCGTCCTTTTCAGGAAGAAGGCCTCGCTTTTATGCTGCTCAACCGGCGAACCCTTCTGGCCGATGAGATGGGCCTGGGGAAGACGGTGGAAGCCCTGGCGCTGCTTTCCTCCACTGGTGGGTATCCAGCTTTGATTATTGTACCGCCATACCTTGTTCCAAACTGGAAAAAAGAAATCAAGCGATTTATGGTCCTTCCAGGCGGGCAAAACAAGCAACCCCGGTTGTTTGACGTGGCTGAGGATCCGGAGAGTAACATCCATGTACTCCATGGGTTGAAACCTTATGACCTTCCGGAGGCAAACATCTACATCATCCATTACCTGCTGCTGAGGGGATGGAAGAAGTATCTCCCGGATTTTGGGTTCAAGACAGTTATTTTTGACGAAATCCAGGAGTTGCGGCATGCGCGGACTGAGAAATACTCCGCCGCCTCTCTCGTTGCTGATGCTGCTCCGGATGTTTTTGGCCTCTCAGGTACCCCTATATACAACCGGGGCGCAGAGATTTGGAATGTTATCAACATCCTTGAATTTCACGCCCTGGGGAGCTTTGACAGCTTTACTCGGGAGTGGTGTAACGGGTACGGATCTGAGGTGGTGCGAAAGCCTGGCCTCCTGGGAGACTACCTGAAGCGTGAAGGCCTCATGCTCAGGCGCCGGAAAGATGATGTGTTGGACGATCTCCCGCCGAAGCGCCGGGTGGTCCAAACAGTGGACTATGATTCGGGCATTTACAGCCAACTTATTCAGCGGGCCATTGAGAAGGCCAAGGTTATGGACACAATTACAGATGCTTTCGAGAAGGGCAGGGCAATGAGAGAAATTGTCAACTCTGCGCGCCAAGCAACCGGCATTTCCAAGGCTCCGTATGTAGCGGCTTTTGTGAAGATGCTCCTGGAAGCCGGGGAGAGAGTTTTGTTGTTCGCTTACCACCATAAGGTATTTGACCTTTGTATGGATACCCTGAAGGAATTTAAACCGGTCCGGATCACCGGGGCTGAAACAGCAAAAGAGAAAGACCAGTCCATTGAGGCGTTTAAGCGGGGAGAGACGCCGGTGGCAATTATATCCCTACGTTCAACGGCGGGTTTAGATGGGCTGCAGAACGCCACTTGTGTCGTATTCGGTGAGTTAGACTGGTCCCCGGCAGTGCACTCCCAAGCTGAGGACCGGGCGCACCGTATGGGCCAAAAGGACTCTGTTTTGTGCTATTACCTGGTGTGCGAAGAAGGTACTGATGCCGATATCCAAGAGGCCCTTGGGCTTAAGGTAAGCCAGTTTATTGGTCTCATGGGGGACCGGATTGAATCGGAGGATGACCGGTATTTGGCGCAGGTAGTGGCCACTGAGCATATGCAACACATAATTGAGAGATTGAAAACTAGGGCGGACAACAGTCAACCTGGGACCGTAAGGGAAGAATATAGCGCGTGATTTGGGGGAGGGTAACCGATGCGGCGGAGGATGTTAAACCCGGAATTTTTTACAGACTCTGTTTTAGTGGCCTTGCTGGACTTTGGTGGCAGGCTGTTTTACCAGGGCCTTTGGTGTATAGCGGAGGATAGCGGGGTTTTTGACCCTGACCTTCTGTCATTGAAAATGAAAATCTTCCCTGGGGATAACCTGGATTTATCTATTATTCAGAATTATTACCGCCTTTTGGTGGGTAAGAAGAAGATTATTGAGTTTCAGGTCGACGGCCGTACATACGCATGGCTGAAAAACTTCCAAAAGCATCAGAAACTGGATAGGCCGTCTCCGCCGTCTTTCCCCCTTCCCCTTTGGGTGATCTGGCATGGTGAAACTGAGTTTGGGAAAGAACGACACAAGTATCATTACGAGATACTGTATCTGCCAAAGGAAGACATTCATCCCGACTTGTCCCCGACTTGTCCCCGACTTGTCCCCGACCATGACACGATAGAAGTAAAGTTAAATGAAGTTAATAGAAGTGAAGTTAAGGGAAATGAAGTTAAGTTAAGTGAAGGGGATTTTGGGCCTAGCCCAATAATAGATACCGGCGACACTGAGAAAGAAGTCCTCCAAATCCTCGCAAGCATCCCAGGGTACCCATTTGACGAGACCTCAGACCCTGGGTTTATTGGGAGCCTAGCTATTGAATTCCCTGGTTTAAACCTTCTTACTACAGTCAAACAGTGGGCGTTATACAGGGACAAAAAGCCCCTTTTAAACAAAGATGATGCTCGGCCTTTTCTCCGGAAATGGTGCCAACTTTCCGTTGCACCAGGGGCACAGAGTAGAGCGGGCCCGGAGTGCCCTTCCCCTGACAATATATCTCCTGAAAGCGGGTGATCACATGGGCAAAAAAGGAGCGCTGCCTCAGAAAGCTACTCGTCTGCCGGAAGCAGGGCAATTGGTGAGAAGCCCACGGAAAGCGCCGGCAAAGATGCCGCCTGTGGAAGAAATTGAAGCCGCGGCCCGGGAGGGTATCACATTCAGCGACATGGGGGCCCGGTTCGGTGCCACAGCGATGGCCGCCAAGAATTGGTGCGACCGATTGGGGATAAAAAAGGCGCCGGCACCGCGGCCGGATATACCCCGGATACAGGCAAACGAAAAGAACCGCCCATGGACAGAAGTGCAGGATGAGTGGCTGCTCCAGCTGCTGGGGGACAAGCGGGTGATGGTGAAAGGACAACCGTCGCTGAAGCTTATTGCCGAGCAGATGAATCGGACGCCGGAGGGAATCCGGGAGAGGATAGATGTGCTGCTGAAGGCGACAGGGTAGATTGAGCCCATGAAAAACGGGGGGTGACGTATGCGCGGTAAGCATGATCCCGAACAAGAGAAATGCCGGTTAGAGCTATATCAGCAAGGCCTATCAGACAAAGAAATAGCTGAACGGCTGGGTGATACATACATCGCTATTGGTCAATGGCGGTTTTCCCGGAGCCTGCCGAGCAATGGGAGACAGTATCAGCGTCTGTCGCCAGAAGAACATGAAGCGCGGATGCTCCTATACCGGCAGGGACTGAATGACAGAGAAATTGCAAAAGCGTTAGGCGTACGCTATCAAACCATAGCTGGTTGGCGGTATATCCACCACTTGTCAGCGAACGTCTCGCAGGGGCGGCACTTACCGGGGCAAGGGAATAGCCAACCGCCTACGATGAACCTTACAGGCGGCGTTCCGATGAGCAGGGCGCTATCCCCCGATGGGTGTGACTTGGTGCGGCAATTCTTACGGACGCTGAAACATCTAGGAGACCGTTGCAAAAGGCCATCTACGTCGTTCCATCCGGGCATTCTTGCTCGACGTACGTTTAGTACGCCATCGCTGCGAATGCTTGATGCGCCTAGCATCTAG